GCCTTGCGCAGGGTGCCGACGGTGAGGCGTCCAGTCAGGTCGTCGAATTGGGCGCGGGCCTCGTCAAGCTTGGCCACAAGGGCGTTGCCGTCGCGGCGTTTCCGCTCCAGTGAGGTGTTGACCAGCTCAAGTTGCTCGGTCAGCCGGTCAACCATCCACTGAAGATCCTCTGGGCCGCCTGTGGGTGTGTCCTCGGTGATGGTGGTCATGACACGTATCCGAGGATCTCGCTGCGTAGGCGTTCTTTGTCTGCGTGCCACTTCGCAATCGACTTAGCCACGTCTATGCCGAGGAAGTCATCGGGGCTTGGGTCAGCGCGCTCAAGGTCGTATATCGCCAATACGTGCGTCTCGTATTGCAGTAGCAGGCTGTTCAGTTCTAGTTGCTTAGGTGTCATGCTGCGTCCTTCTCCTGTTGCTTGATGTAGACCGCTTCGTCCAGAAGCTCCTCACGCAGCGTGTGCAGCGCAGCCAGTCGGTCAAAGTGGGTGTTGCGGTCGGAAACGAGCCGCTCGATGTCGCCAAGGTAGTCGCGACCGTTGGGCGCGGCCTGCTTGAGCGCCTCAATGGCGTCCATTAGGTGGTCCATCGCATCGCGGCGAGGCTGGATGAGGTCGTGGGCACTGCTGCCGTTGATGTTGATGATTGGTCGTATCATGTCGGGTACTCCTTGTTGCTGATGTGCTACCCTTAATCGCTGCAAATGCGTATTGCAATAGCTTATTTGTTATCAGTTGTTGTCGGATATCGTCGCTACTTGATGCGCCACACGAGAAGCATGTTGTTCTCGCGCATGGTGCGCCAGCGCCAGCCGTGGATGTGGCTCTTGTTGAGCGAGTAGATGAGGCGGCGTGTGCGCTGCATCTCTGGCGGTGACAGCTCGAACTCGCCGCAGCGTGCCAGCGGTATGGCTAAGATGCGGTCATCGGTTGGTATGCGGATCATGCTGCTGCCTTCTCTTCTGCTGTGTTCTCCCACGTCAAGGGCTGGTAGGGCTTGCCCTCGATGGCGTCGCTTGGCGTGCCGAAGGACCAGTGCCCGTTCCAGAAGAGGTAGACGTACTCGCACCACGCCTCGTCCGCGTAAGTGATGGCCTCGCGCACGGTGTCGAAGCGCTTGGGCTTGACGCTGGCCCACGGCTCGCGGCGATCACGGTGGTAGGCCACGGTCGTGCCCTCCTCCTTGCGGTTGAAGCTGTGCGCCTCTGGGCTGATGGGGTCGACGCGCTCGCCCAGCGACGAGATGTCGCCGAGCTGGATTAACTTACGCACCTTGCCCTTCGTCGTGTAATGCTCAAGCAGTATGCGGCCATTGTGCGACAGATAGCCGTCCCAGTGGCAGTAGCTGCCGGTGAAGTCGCCCTTGGGGTTGGCGACGATGATGAATGAACGTGTTGCCATGATAATATGCTCCTGTTGTTATGCGGCCAGACGGCTGCGTTCGTGGTTGCTGATAAGGTTGATGAAGTCCTTCGGCGCGCAGGTCATGAACTCCTTGAGCCTGTTCCACTGCGCCTGCGAGGGGCCGTGGTAGCCCGACGAGATCTCGGTGTCGCGGTCGAGGACGACGCAGCGGTTCGTGTCGTCAAGGACGAAGATGCCGTTATGCTCGCTGCCGATCAGGCCGAAGGCGTTGTACGCGCCTGCGATGCCGATGAGGTAGTCGATGCCGTCCACCGTGCGGCGGCGCAGTGCGCCGTCTGCGTAGTGGTAGTTGCCGATGCGGTGTGCGATGCCGTTGCTCATGCCTTGTCCCCTTCCGTCAGGTTGTCGGGATAGACGCGGATGCCGTAGTGATCGGCATCGTGGCGCTCGATGGTGTTGGGGTAGAAGACTGTCGGGTCGACCCAGCGGAAGTCGCCGCCGTGTGCGCTGGCGCTGGTCGTGCGGGCACCGGCTGGCACGGTGACGCTGCCGCCGTGACCGAAGGTGTGGGTGAAAGTTTCTTTGACGTACATGTGATGTGCTCCTGTGTTGCTGATATTAAATCCAAGCCTTGACGACGGTCTCGCCGAGGCTTTCCAACCACGCGCCAATCTCGGCAGCGACGGCGTTAGCTTCTTTTATGTTGCTTGCGCTTTCAGGTGTGATCTCCTCGCCAGCGGCGTTGAACGCAGCGACGATGTAATTGCCGGTGTAGCATGGGTGCAGGCCGACCTCAGCCTGAAGAGCGGCTGGGGTTCCGATGTAGATGCGGGCTTCGGTGGTCATGTTTTTTTTACTCCGTTCGTTGCTGATGCACCCTCATACTGGGAGTTTAAGGGTACGTCAACACCTATTTGCAAAAAATCGCATATTATTTGCACCATGCACCATTTACATCTTTTTGCATCACGTTGCACGGCGTTGCAGCTCCCAAAATGCACCATCTTGCACCAATGGCTGGGGGTGTATCCCTAAGGGGATACCCCCCGCTGGTGCAAATGGTGCAGGAGCAAATGGGTTGCGGTGATGCAGGCTCTGAAACTTTTGCAGCGTGATGCATTGCGTTGCAGATTTTTCTGATTTATTACCGCCAAAGCTAAAACACTAAAGGAATAGAAATGTCGGTTAAAAATTATACTGGGAAGAAGCCTCGTGGATACGGCTGGCGGGAGGTGGGCCTCGTAAAGGGAGACGTTCGTTGGCGGGTGTTCGTTCGGGAGAATGCAGACACTGAGTGGCTGACGGTCAAGGTCGTGGCTGATGGTTCTGCACCCGCAAAGGCGAACTACTGGCTCGGCTGGGATGGATCGCGCTTTGGTCGTCACGCAGACTTGGTGTCCCTCGCGCAGAAACGGCCCGCAGTGCTGGAGGGCGTGGAGAAGGGGCTGCGGGATGATGGCGGGTATTTCACGCTGGAAGTTGACCCGACGCCCATCCACATCCCGCCAGTGAAGCGTTTGGGGCGCGTTGAGATTGCGTTGTTGCGCGCGGCTGATGAGCTGGCCCTCGTGTCGGACAGCGTGAGCGTCGAGGACTTGGTTGCGCACGCCATAGCGCCGCTTGAGGTGGCTCAGGGGCGCGACACGCGGAGGCAGACTGCACTGCGTGCTGTGCAGTCTCTGGAGAGGTCTGGTGCCTTGCACGTGGTCTCTGGGCGTGTTGTGTTCGGCACCCCTTGCCAAGGCTTGTTGTGATGCGTATGTTGTGCGCTTACTGGTAGTACTGCCTAATAGAGCGGAGCATGCAGAGTATGGCCAAGCGCCAAGGTAAACGAACCCCTGAGATTGAGGAGCGCATCATCGACGGCCTGTCGAACGGCATCGCGTTGCGCGTGTTGTGTCGTCAGGAAGGGATGCCGAGCTGGCGTAGCGTGTATGATTGGATAAACGCAGACGAAGACTTCGCCTCACGCGTCGCGCACGCACGAAATTTGGGCTTCGAGGCACTGGCCGAGGACATCCTCGACATCGCCGACAACACGCGCGCTGTCAGCGACCATGTGCAACTCAGCAAGTTGCGCATCGACACGCGTCTTAAGCTGCTCGCATGTTGGAGCCCAGCGAAGTACGGCACGAAGCAGACAGTGGACGTCGGCAACAAGGCTGGCGAGACGCTCAAGATCGACGCGAACGCAGACAACATCGCACTGACCAAGTTACTGTCGAGCGTTGTCGCACAACAGCCGGGCGCTGACGAGACTGACGCGGCGGCCTGATGCCTCCCCTGCACGACATCACCGACACGCTCAGTCGCATGACGCTTGATGACCTCACGCCCATGCAGCGTGTGCATCTCGACTGGCAATTGCGCTGGCGTAGGACGGCGCGTGCCAATCAGTTCGTGCCTCGCACAGACTGGACCGAGCTGGGCGTCCTCGCGGGTCGCGGCTTCGGCAAGACGCGCGTCGGCGCAGAGTGGATTACGCGTGCGGCGTTCGAGGACGAAAGCGGCTTCGATAGCTGCGTCATCGCGCCGACGTATCAGGACGTTAAGTTTACCTGCTTCGAGGGCGAGAGCGGCATCCTTAACGTACTGCCCAACGCCCTACTTGCAGATTACAACAAGTCAGATCTCGTCATCAAGATGTACAACGCGGCAGGCAACATCTGCACGATACGCGGCTTCACGGCTGAGAAGCCTGAGCGTCTGCGCGGACCGCAGCACACCAGAGCGTGGTGCGACGAGCTTGCCGCATGGCAGTACGACGAAGACACGTGGGACATGATGATGATGGGCATGCGTCTGGGCGAGCGGCCGCAGGTGCTGTGGACCACGACGCCCAAGCCCAAGGAGCTCATCCGCACACTGACCACGCCGAAGGCCAACAGGCTCATCGTGCGCGGCTCGACGTACGACAACAAGGCCAACCTGCCGTCCAGCTTCTTCGACAATCTGGCGCAGTACGAGGGCACAACGCTCGGGCGGCAGGAACTGTACGGCGAGCTCATCGATCCTGAAGAGAGCGGCATCGTGCAGCGTAGCTGGATCAACCTCTGGCCCGCAGACAAGCCGCTGCCGAGGCTCGACTTCATCATCATGTCGCTCGACACGGCGTACACGGAGAAGAGCCTCGACCGTAAGGGCGACCCAGACCCGACGGCCTGCGGCGTGTGGGGCCTGTTCACGTACAAGGAGATGAGCCACATCATCCTGCTCGACTGTTGGGAAGACCATCTCGGTCTGCCCGACCTGATGAAGCGCGTGAAGAAGGAGCTTCAGGTGCGCTACGGCGACGACGAGGACACGGCGCTCATCAAGCCCATGTACGGCAGCGGCAAGCCCATGTCCTCGGGGCGCAAGCCCGACTTGCTCCTCATCGAGGACAAGGGCAGCGGCATATCCCTGCGCCAGATGCTCGACCGCGAGGGCATACAGGCCTACGCATACAACCCCGGACGCGCAGACAAGCTCAGTCGGCTGCACATGGCCTCGCCCATCTTCGCACAGCGCCGCGTCTGGATGCCCGAGAGCGACAAGAAGCCGGGCAAGCCACGCTCGTGGTGCGAGCCTGTCATCCACCAGCTCTGCAGCTTCACCGGCGAGCGCAGCATCAAGCACGACGACCACGTCGACCAGACCACGCAGGCGATCCGCGTCCTCATGGACAAGGGGCTGCTGAAGCTCACCAAGCCACCGAAGCGCACCGAGGGTGACAGACCCGCGCCGAAGGTGTACAGAAACCCGTATAGCCAGTAGAGGACGATACAATGGACGAAGATGAGATGCCCGAAGGCGAGTACGTGGATCTGCCAGACGTTGACGACGATGAGGTCGAAGACACTGAGGACGGCGGCGCGATTGTGCGCTTCGGCGATGACACGCCAAAGCCAGCCGAGAACGAATTCTACAGCAACCTTGCCGAGGATATGCCCGAGCACGAGTTGAGCAGCCTATCGACGCAACTCCTCGACCTCATCAGCAAGGACAAGGACGCGCGCAAGAAGCGCGACGAGCAGTACGAGGACGGCCTGCGCCGCACTGGTCTGGGCGATGACGCCCCCGGCGGAGCGCAGTTCGAGGGCGCGTCGAAGGTCGTGCATCCCGTCATGACCGAGGCCTGCGTCGACTTCGCGGCGCGTGCCATGAAGGAGATATTCCCGTCAGGCGGCCCAGCCAAGGACAGCATCAGCGGCCCGATGTCGGCAGAGAAGGTCGAGAAGGCCAAGCGCAAGACGAGCCTGCTCAACTGGCAGATGACGGTGCAGTGCCCAGAGGTACGCGCCGAGCTTGAGCAGCTCATGACGCAGCTTCCGCTTGGCGGCGCGCAGTATCTGAAGCTCGGCTGGGACACGCCGCGCAACCGGCCGACGTTCCTGTTCGTGCCGATTGACGACATGCTCCTGCCCTACGCCGCAACGAACTTCTACACGGCGCAGCGCAAGACGCACGTGCAATATATTACCAGTTTGGACTACGAGAACCGCGTACGCGACGGCATGTACCGCGACGTGGACTTGGCACCCGCAAGCATGGAGCCCGAGCAGTCCGTAGCAGGGCAAGCGAACGACAAGATCGAGGGACGCGACGCGTCCAGCTACAACGAGGACGGCCTGCGCATCGTGTACGAATGCTACGTCACGATGGCCATCGAGGAGGGCGAGGGCAACGCGCCGTACATCGTCAGCGTCGACAAGACGACAGGCAAGGTGCTTGCAGTCTACCGCAACTGGGACGAGGAAGACGCGGCACGCGACGAGATGTACTGGTTCGTCGAGTTCCCCTTCATCCCGTGGCGCGGCGCGTATCCAATCGGCCTGCCGCACATGATTGGCGGCCTGAGCGGCGCGGCCACTGGCGCGTTGCGTGCGCTGCTCGACAGCGCGCACATCAGCAACAGCCAGACCATGCTCAAGCTCAAGGGCGGCACATCAGGCGGACAGTCGCTGTCCATCCAGCCGGGCCAGACCGAGGAGATCGAGGGCGGCCTGAACGTCGATGACGTGCGCAAGCTGGCCATGCCTCTGCCCTACAACCAACCTTCGCCTGTGCTATTCAGCCTGCTCGGCTTCCTTGTCGATGCGGCGAAGGGCGTTGTGCGTACGTCGATGGAGGACATCGCCGACCAGAACCCGAACGCGCCAGTCGGCACGACACTCGCCAAGCTGGAGCAAGGCGCGGTGGTCTACTCGGCCATCCACAGCCGTCTGCACGACGCGATGGGGCGCATGCTGCGCATCCTCGACCGTCTCAACGGCTTCAACCTCGATGACGAGAAGCTGGAGAAAGAGGCGGGCGACGAGCTGGCCAAGCGCGAAGACTTCGACGGCGTCCTCGACGTCGTGCCTGTCTCCGACCCGAACATCTTCAGCGAGGCGCAACGCTACGCGCAGGTGCAGGCAGTGGCGCAGCGCGCTGCGGCCATCCCCGGCATGTACAACATGCGCAAGGTCGAGGAGCGCATCCTCGAGACGCTGAAGGTGCCGGACGCCAAGGATCTGCTCAACCCAGCCGTTGAGCCGAGCGAGCAGAACGCAGTCAACGAGAACGTCGCCGCGTCGCTCGGTCGGCCTGTCACGGCGTTTCCGAACCAAGACCATCTGGCGCACTTGCAGACGCACATCGCGTACCTCATGTCGCCGACGTTCGGCATGAACCCAGTGTTCGCGCCAGTCTACATCCCCGCCATCCTGAACCACATCAAGGAGCATGTCGCGCTCTGGTACGCCTCGACTGTCTTCAACGTGTCCACCGACGCGCTCGGCGGTGACTTGGGCGACATCATGCGCGACATGGAGCCGAAGGACGTTGAGGGACGGCAGGCGCTTGACCGCATGTTGGCCGAGGCGTCGACGGCGGCGCTGGCCGAGGGCGGTCAGTTGTTCGGGCAGATACCGCAAATCATCCAGCAGGCGCAGCAAGTCATGCAGCAGTTCCAGCAGCAGCCGATGCAAGACCCGCGTCTGGCGTTGGAAGGCCAGAAGCTGCAGCTCGACCAGCAGAAGATGCAGGCCGACATGCAGCGCGCACAGATGGATGCGCAAAACGACGCCCAGCGCATGCAAATGGATGCGCAGCAGATGCAGATGGACGCGCAGATGGACGCCGCCGAGCTGCAGGCCAAGGTCGCCATCGAGCAGCAGAAGCAGCAAGCCGAAGACGCGCGCACGGCCGCCGAGCTTCAGGCGCGCATGGCCATGAACCAACAAGACAATCAAACCGCAATGGCATTGGCTCAGGCCGAAATCCAAAGCGGCGAGAACTTCGCAGTGTCAACCGGCACTGGGATAAACCCGCAACCATAGGAAGGAAGCGAAATGAAGAACGACGCAGCATTGAGTAAAGGCAAGGCCAAGGGCAGCATGACGGCCGAGAACACCAACATGCACAAGCTCATGAAAATGGGCATGGAACCCAAGGTCGCAGTAACTGGTAGTAAAAAGACACCAGCATGAAGATAGAAATGCTGCTCCAGCGCTTGGAGACTGAGCAGGCAAGGCTTGCACGGGAAGCGCTGGAGCACCCCTCGGGCAGGGAGCAGTTCGACTACGGTCGGGCTGTCGGTATGTACGCGGGGCTTGAGCACGCGAAGCGAACTCTCATCGACATGGTCGCAGAGAGGGAGACTAAAGACAGATTTTTATAGAAGGAGCGCACATGCAAGAATTAGCGAATAAAGTAGACTTTGGTTATGCCAGCTTGGACGAGGCGTTTCCGCCTTGCGACCCCGGCATACACCCGTTCGGCAGCCGCGTACTGGTGCAGATACGCACGCCGAAGCAGAAGACCAAGGGCGGGATTATCCTGACCTCTGAGACACGCGAGACGGATGCGTGGAACACTCAAATCGCGAAGGTGATTTTGGTGGGTGAACTTGCGTTCAAGAACCGTACGACAATGGACCCGTGGCCTGAAGGAAGCTGGTGCAAGCCGGGCGACTTCGTGCGCGTGCCAAAGTACGGCGGCGACCGCTGGACCGTCAAGACAACCGATGGCGAAGATGAAGCGCTGCTGGTAATTTTTAACGACCTCGATCTTGTGGGCAAGGTGACCGGCGATCCGCTGACCATCAAAGCTTTCATATGATCGATAAGGCTACGAGAAAGGGAGCCGGTTTATGACTGACAATACCATCAAAGAAGACGACGAGTTAATCCCTGTTGAGACCCCGCCCGAGGAGGAAGAGGAGGACAGCAAGGCCGAGACTGACGCATCGGATGATGCCGATGACGAGGAAGACGAGCGTCTCGCAGAGAGCGACGAGGACAGTGAGGAGGAGATACGCACTGGCCGCAATCGGCGTCGTCAGCGCCGCCGCGACATCCATCGCCGCGCTAGGGAGACCGCCGAGGAGAAGATCCGCCTCCTTGAACAGCAGAACGCGGAAATGCTCCGCCGTCTTGCGTCCGTTGAGGGGCACGCACTGAACAGCAACGCCCAGACGCTTGAAGAGCGTTTGGCAAAGGCGCAGCGCGATGTCCAACAGGCAGAGCACTTCATCGCCAAGGCGACTGAGGCTGGCAATGGCGAGGACGTCGTTGCTGCAATGCGTATCCGCGATCAGGCGATGTCTGAGGCGAACCAGTTGCAGCAGGCACGCCAGCAGTTCGAGGAAGCCCGCAAGCAGAGCGCAGCGCCGCAGGTCAACCCTGCCGTTGTCAACTACGCCAAGGAGTGGATGGCAGCCAACTCATGGTACGACCCATCGGGCCGTGACCGTGACAGTGCGCTGACCAAGGCCATCGACAACGAGATCGTGCAGGAGGGATACAACCCCGCCACGCGCGAATATTGGGAAGAATTGACGGCACGTGTGGCAGAGGCACTGGGCGAAGCAAACCCAGCTCCGAAGCCAAAAAGGCGCGGCCCGCCAACAGGAAATACACGGGAACACGCGCCCGTGAGCACAAAACGCGAAATTTACGTGACACCAGAGCGGAAACAGGCTATGATTGAGGCTGGAGTGTGGGACGACGCCACACTTCGCCAACGCTATCTTAAGGCGTATCAATCGTATGATGCTGGTTCGGCTCGCTAAAAAGGAGTGAGACAACATGACAGATAATACAGAAGATAGCCGCCTTAAGAAAGCACCGGAATTCGACGTTGTTGGACGCCGCGACACGAGACGCACGGAGACCCGAGAGGTTACCGAACGCCGTGAGACAAGCGAGGACGACCGACTGGAGATGTTCCGAAACCAATTGTTTAACGACGCACTACCTGATTTGCCCGAGATACCGGGGTATCACTTGTGCTGGCTTACTACGACTAACCCGCGTGATCCAATTCACCGGCGCACACAGCTCGGCTACGAGCCAGTGAAGCCAGAAGAGGTTCCCGGAATGGAGTATGCCTCTGTCAAGACCGGCGAATATGCTGGCTTGATTGCCGTTAACGAGATGCTTGCGTTTAAGCTGCCCTTGAGCCTTTATGAAAAGTTCATGCAGGAAGCTCACCATGATGCTCCGCTACGCGAAGAGGACAAATTGGCTGAAGTCGCAGAGATGATGCGATCCGACGCCGAGCAAGCTGGCTCATCGTTACTTGAGGGTGACGGCATGCAGGAAATGCGCGCACACAAGCCGCGACGGGGGATTTTCTCCTAAGCGGTCAACGCAACTCAATCAAAGGTAAATGGACATGAGCACAGTTTCTCAACCGTTCGGCCTTCGCCCTGCATACTCGCCAAGCGGTGTGGTTCGCCCCACCGCCTACTCGATTGCGTCGGGCTACAGCGCGAACATCCTACAGAGCCAGCCAGTAAAGATTGGCACTGACGGAAACATCCAAGCAGCCGCCATTGGCGACCGTTACATCGGTACGTTCCAAGGTGTTGAATTCACCGACAGCGACGGCCGTCGTCGCGTAAGCAACAAGTGGACAGCCTCTCAGGTTGGTACCGACATCGTTGCCTACGTCACGCTCGACCCAAGCATCGTCTATGAAATTCAGGCAAACGGCCCAATCGTTGTAACCGACATTGGCAAGCAAGCGGACTTCACCGTAATCACTGCAGGCTCGACCGTAACTGGTCTGTCGGCGATGATGCTTGACACCGCCACGCTGACCGACACTGGTAACGCGCAAATGCGCATTATCGACCTTGCGCCAGCACCAGACAACAACTTCGGCGACAACTTCACGATTGTTCAAGTTCAGGTATCTGAGCACCAGAACGTCGCTGACCGCGCCGCGTACTAAGGAGGGCTTGAACAATGGCTACCCCAATGAGAAGTACTGACTTCCGCTCCATCGTTGAACCAATCCTAAACGAAGAGTTCAACGGCATCTATGACCAACGCGCTGACGAATGGTCACAGGTCTTCAAAGAGTTCAAGGGCATTCCCCGCAACTACCACGAAGAGCCTGTCCTGTTCGGCTTCGGTGCCGCGCCAGAATTGCCAGACGGCATGCCTGTCACGTACCAATCCGGCGGCGTGCTGTTCATTCAGCGCTACGTGTACCGCGTATACGGCCTCGCTTTCGCACTGACGAAAGTTCTGGTCGAAGACGGCGATCACATCCGTATCGGTCAGACCTACGCCCGTCACCTCGCTCAGTCACTGATCGAGACCAAGGAAACCCTTGGTGCCAACATCCTCAACCGCGCATTCAACAGCGCGTTTGCAGGCGGCGACGGCGTATCGCTCGTTAACACGGCGCACCCAATCGCAACCGGCACGTTCTCCAACCAGCTCTCGACTGCTGCGAACCTCTCGCAGACGTCGCTTGAGCAGTTGCTGATCCAAATCCGCAACGCGGTAGACAACAACGGCAAGCGTATCCGTTTGACACCTAAGAAGATCGTTTCCGGTCCTTCGAACGTGTTCCAAGCTGAAGTATTGCTGAAGTCCGCACTGCGCGCTGGCACCGCTAACAACGATGTCAACCCTGTGCGTTCGATGGGAATGCTGGACGGCGGACAAGCCAACCTCTCGCGTATCACCTCGACCACTGCATGGTGGATCCAGACTGACGCGCCTGAAGGCTTGAAGCTTGCAATGCGTCGCGGTCTTGAGAAGAGCATGGAAGGTGACTTCGAAACCGACAGCATGCGCTACAAGGCCACCGAGCGTTACAACTTCGGTTGGACGGATCCACGCGGCGTATACGGTACGGCTGGCATCTAATCGGGTTGGGGGGCTTCGGCTCCCCTCCCCTTCTATTTAGGAGGACTTAGAATGTCACAAACTACTTGGAGCGGACCACTCGCCTCTGGCGACCGCAACGCAGGCGAAAGCGGCGGACCGAACATCGGCCTCGTCACTCTCAGCCAAACCGCGTTGATTAACTTCGACGCCACACTGGTGCAGAACGCAACGTTCAACATCCCTGCGTCTTCGCAGATTGTTGACTTCTACGTTGACGTTCTCACGGCTTACGACAGCGCGACTTCGGCCACGCTTTCTGCCGGTACCGCTTCTGGCGGCACCCAGTATCTGAGCGGCGTGAGCGTCAAGACGGCAGCTCGCCGTCCGAACGCGTTCAGTGCCGCGCAGCTTGCTGCGATGGACGACGTTGGCGCAAACCGCACGGTTGTCGCAACTGTAACTTCAGTCGGTCAGCCGACTGCTGGTCAAGTTCGCGTCACCATGCTGTACGTGCAAACAACGGCTGATGACTAAGCATTAGTCTTATGCTATAAGAGGGGGTCGCCTTCGTGCGGCCCCTGATTATCAAGGAACATAAAGATGGCAGACGCAGTAGCAACTCAAATCCTGTTCGATGGCGAGCGTATGGCCATCATGAAATTTACGAACATCTCCGACGGCACTGGCGAGAGCAAGGTGACCAAGGTCGATGTATCGGCGCTCACCCCCAGCTCTTTTGACAAGGCTTGCGACGGCGTGAC